TCTACAAGAGGATGTTGGTCATAAAGTAGTTTGGGAGTCTTTGCCATGTAAACAAAGGTATACATTGCTCCTACATTGTCAGGAGCCCATTCGGTAACTGTTAAGGCTTCCATAATTGCCATCATCAGATCATCTGGATCTTCAGTTCCAGTCAAATTTGCTTGAATGGGATAGATTCGATTGGGTTCTTCACTGAATCCAAAGTTTGGATCTGCGAGAACCTTTTGATCTCCAGCACGATTCGCCATTAGATACCTAGTTCTTTTTCGGTAATAATCTTAAATTCATATCGACGATCCTTGCAGTATGCCCTTGCTGCTTTCCATTTCGCTTGATTTTTGGCATATTCCATAGACTCATAGAGAAAAGTCTTCGTTTTGCTTTTATTTGGTGGTTTGGTTTGCCTTAATGGTTTTACTTCAATTACATAACGTTTAATAGTACCGTTCTTTTCCTTTAATTTCATATGAAAGTCTGGAAAATAACGATGTACTCTTTGATCAACTGGACTGCGATAGGGTATCCAAAATTCTTCACTACCCCATTCTAAAATATTTTGATTAGTGTCACAATATTGCATAAATTTTCTTTCCCAAAGTGATCTATAAATGATCTGAGTGGGGTCACCTTTATACTTTTGGTAGTTTTTTGGTTTAAACCTACCTTTATATGACATACATAGTATATAAGACTAGTAGGTATTTAGAAAATGGCGAGTGGAACCGGAACCGTTCCGTTCAGAACGTATAGTACTAATGACTTTATTAAGCGTTTTATGCATCTGGCTCAATCGAGTCAGTTTCGTGCCGTTCTGCAAGTAAGTAGATTACCGTTCACCAAGGACTTCAATCCTCAAGGTGGTAGATTTTATGATGACTTGAGTATTTTGTGTACAAATGCTATTCTGCCTGGATCAAGTTTTTCTACGACAGAGAACGGTCAAGATTTCTATGGTGTAAATCAAAGGTTTGCTTATAGAAGAGATTTTGATGATCTTAGTTTAGATTTTTATGTTGATGCTAAGTATCAAGTCTTAAAGTTTTTTGAGACTTGGATGGATTGGATTGCAAGTCCTGGTACTTATGAAACAGTAGGAACCGATCAAAAGAATACGAATAATGTTTATAGATTTAATTATCCCAATGATTATAAAGTAACTATTGATATTCATAAGTTTGATAAAGATTATGAAAGAGTTAATGCAGGAGATAAGAATATAAAAGGTACAGGAGATAGGAATGACATACTTTATACTTTTATCAATGCATTTCCTCTTAGTGTAGCTTCTGTTCCTGTTTCTTATGATGCGTCAGAAGTACTAAAAGTTAGTGTTACTTTTGCTTATGATAGGTATTTCTTGAATAAAAATACTAAGGCCGTACAACGTTCATTAGCGTGATAAATAACCATACTGAATTGTTTATAGGTTATTATGCCTTTACCAAAAATTGCGACTCCATATTATGAACTTGAACTGCCATCAAGTGGTGAGAAGATTGAGTACAGACCGTTCCTTGTAAAAGAAGAGAAACTTTTAGTCCTGGCAATGGAGACGCAGGACCAGAAACAAATTACAAGGGCAATTAAAGAAGTTATCAAGTCATGTGTAAGAGGATCTCTTAAGGTAGAGAGTCTTCCTACATTTGATATTGAGTATCTCTTTTTAAACATTCGTGGTAAGTCTGTTGGAGAAGAGATTGAATTAAATGTGGTAGCTCCTGATGATGAAGTTACAGAAGTACCGGTAACTATTAATATTGATGATATTCAGGTTATAAAGAATGAGAAACATAAGCGTGATATTGATCTAGGTGAAGGGTTGATGATGCGTCTCAAGTATCCTTCTCTGGAGCAATTCATTTCAGAGAACTTTGATATGAGTGAAGGTGCTTCAAATGTTGAGAAAACTTTTGATTTGATTGCTACTTGTGTGGATACAATTTATAGTGCAGATGAAGCATGGACAACTTCAGATGTGACTAAGAAAGAATTAAATGATTTCTTAGATCAATTGAATACAAAGCAGTTCCAAGAAATTGAAACTTTCTTTGAGACAATGCCTAAACTTCAACATACTGTGAATATTAAAAATCCTAAGACCAAAAAGAAAAGTGAGGTTGTACTGGAGGGCTTAGCGTCTTTTTTCGCATAGCGATGTCTCATATGGATCTTGAGGCATATTTTAAGATCAACTTTGCCTTGATGCAGCATCATAAATACAGCTTAAGTGAAGTTGAAAATATGATGCCTTGGGAACGGGACATCTATGTTGAATTATTAAAACAGCATATTGAAGAACAAAAACTAGAACAGCAGAAACAAAATGCTTAGTTTACCCCCTGCAGGAGGAACTGGTAAGAAAATTAACGGGACCAGTCTTTTTGGTAAGGATCGGTATGCTCAGTATGTTCGTGAAATGAATTCTCATGGAACCATTGAGGGTATTCCATTAACTAAGAGTGAAAGAAAGGAAGGATTTCAGAGTAGAGATAGTAAAGTAAATTTTGAGAAGTTTGTTGGTAAAGTTGTTACCAAGAAAAAGGCAAGTGCAAAGGGAACGGGTAGTGGACCAGTAGGTCAAAAACTTTTGATGGGTAGGAATGTAAAATTTAGCAGCAAACCTTTTACTGCTCCTGATATTCCTGAACCTGAAACTCAAACTCAATCTCAAGATGCATCAGAAAAAGAAGATTTTGAGGGTGTAGGTGATAAAATTGATGAATTAATTGCAGAGATTAGATCAGAGAATAAGGCTGATAGAAAGGATGCTGATAGTGAAAGAAAAAGATTAGAACTAGAGAAGAGAAAGAAAAGAGAAGAGATGAAGGAGAAAGTAAAATCCTTTATTGCTGCTCCTATAAAGAAAGTATTAGCACCTGTTACCAATATTTTTAAAGCTATATGGGATGCTTTGACTAAGATTCTCTTTGCCAAAGTTTTGATGAAGTTTATTGATTGGTTTACCGATAAAGAGAATCAGAAAAAGATTAATGCGATTGGTAGATTTATTAAAGATTTTTGGCCGGCAATTGTTGGTGGATTTTTATTATTTGGTACTGCCTTAGGTGGTTTAGCTACGTTTATAACTGCTGGAGCAGGAGTTGCTTTAATTGCAAAACTTGTTGCTTTGACGGCTAAATTAGCAATAGCAGCTGCCAAATTTGGATTTGGTGCGGCAAAATGGGCCATGAGGAATCCTATTACTGCAGGACTCTTATTGATTGGAGGATGGGGTATAAGTCAGTTTCTTGGTGATAAAGGGGAGAAAGAAGATAAGAAGAATATGAAAGAGTTAGAAGATGACGACCCAGAACTATCAGATGATGATCAACAATCGACTACAACTACAGGAAGTACAGAAGAACAAAAATCTGGAGGGTTCTGGGGTGGATTATTCGGTGGTGGAGATAAACAACAAAGTGGAGATTTAGAACCACAAGAGGGTTCAGAGGGTAATTCTGAAAGTAACTCTACCAAGTTTTCTGGTGGAGGTCTTGCAAAAGGAACTGATATAGTTCCTGCCATGTTAACTCCTGGTGAATTTATTATGAGTAAAGGTGCTGTAGATAAATTTGGTGTTGATACTTTGGAGAGTATGAATTCTGTGGGTGGTGGTGATAATAGACCTAAAGTTTCAAAGAATGGAATACATGCTTCTGGTGGTGGTCTTATTAAAGTAAAAGGTAGTGGTGATGGTTCTACTGGAAAGTTGACCATGCATGATGACAAGGGTAAGCAGCAAGGTGGATCTTGGGATATTATCAGTGGATTATCTGGTAAGGGTGGTGCAACACAAAAAGAAAGAATGAATATATCTGGTCAAGGACTCCCAATGCCAGATGGAGATTTTGATCTTCATGGATTTGAGGAAAAGAAAGGAGGTTGGAAAGGTTTACCAGGTTTAGGTGATTGGTCAGCATTTATTGGACCTGGTAGTGGTAATATAGGGAGAAGAACTGGATTGATGCTTCATAGTGACATTGATCCTTATGGAACTCTGGGATGTATTGGAGTTGGATTGGGTGGTAAGGTAGGAACTAAGTCTGAAAAGGCATTTTTATCAGCATATGCTGCTGCAGATCCAAGTAAGATTAGCGTTAAATTACTTGGTGGAGGTGCTAGTGCTACTAAAGCAGATAGAAGTGCTACTGCTGATAATACTTTACAACTATCAGGACAGACGAAGGGTGGATCTAATGCTAAAGCAATTGTGAGTAAGGCAGCTCAAGTGGGAAGATCAGTTTTACAGCAATTACCTTTGGTTATGCCTACTCCTCCACCAGCTAGTCGTGGTGAGTCACCAGATGTTCCTACTTTGGGTGATATTGATCCTAATAATCCTACTTTATGGTTGCAGAGATCCATGTATAATGTAGGTGGTTGATCATGGCTTGGGCAGCACTTTTAAAGGGAGCACAAACAGCACAAACCGTTAAGGGAGCCATTGGAGGCAAAAAGAAGAAAGGTGGTGCTTTAGTTAAAAAAGAACGACCTCAGATGGGTCAGTTTGCAAAGGATGTTGAGAAAAAGAAAGTAGAAGCTGCTCCTCAACAAAAGTTAGTTCCTACTCTTGCACTTCCACAGGCGGCTTCTCCAGGAGAAGAGAAGTCTAAAAAAATTGAAGAGAAGATTAGTCTTCTTTTGAAATTTGTTCGTGAAAGGAAGGGGATTAAAGCAGAACGTAGGAAACAGAGGGATGCTGCTAATTTAGATGCTAAAAGAAAAGAAAAAGAAGCAAAGAAAGAGAACCTTGGCAAAGGATTAGTTAAAGGTGCTAAAAATATTGGCGGCAAGATCTTAGCACCGGTAAAATCCCTTTGGGATAATATTATGAATGCTATTGGGACTATAGTGATGGCCTATATTGGAATGTGGGCGGTTGATAATCCCGACAAGTTTTTGGGAATACTTAAAGGATTGATTGGTATTACTGAGACGGTATCAAATGTAATTCTTGGAGCTCTTGATATATTTGGTGGTATAGTTAAATTTGGATATGATTTGGTTGATGGATTTGGAGATTGGGTTGGATCTACTTTAGGAGAAGATGCTGCTGCAAAATTAGAGGAATGGGGTCCAAAGATTACAGGATTCCTTAATGGTGCAATTATTCTTGCTCAGGTAATGATTGCCAAGTCCATGTGGGAATCTACTTTGGGTGGTAAGAAAGGTCAATTACCTAAACCCATAAGAAGGTTTGTTACAAGATTAAGAAGGAAATTAACGGTTTTCCTTGGACGGAGAATGCAATGGTTTAAGGCTCTTAAACAGGGATGGTGGAAAAGATTTAGAAACACTCCTCTTGGTGGAGCACTGCGAAGGGTTGGATCTTTAGCAAAGAGACCGGATAAATGGATTCGTAGAGGTTTAAGGAATATTAAAGGTCCACGAAATTGGTCGATGCCTCAAGTGAGGACTCCTGGATGGATGAAGACTGCTGGATCTGCTATTAAAAAAAGAACTCTAGGTGCAGTTGATTGGGTTAAGAGTCTTCCTGCTAAGACTAGGCAATTGTGGGATGATGTTGCAAAGAAAATGGGTCCTTATATAGATGAGATTGGTGAAGGAGTAGCGAATGTTGGTAAGAGTATTGGTGCTCAATGGGATGAAGCCACTAAAAATATGAAACCTCAAAAGGTCATTGATGATTTAATGGCTAAAATTAAACCTGCTATTGATGATATTTTAAAGAAAAATCCCATTATTAGTAAAATTGCTAGCAAGTTAAATCCTAAGAATGCAAAAGGAGCAATTCGAGGATTAATTGAAAAGGCAGCAAAGAATCCAGCACTAAAAAAAATAATTAATACTTTGAAAGCTAATAAGGGTGCTTCTAAAGGATTAGGTCCTATTGATAAAATTATTACTGCTTTAATGGCTCTTGTTGACTATGCTTTTCTTAAAGAGTCTCCTATTAATGCAATCTTAAAGGGATTGGGTGGACTTCTTGGATATGGTGTTGGTTTCTCTGCTGCAAGTGCTGTTCCTGTTCTTGGACAGAGTGGTATATTTAATTTTATGGGAGGTATGGCAGGTGGTATAGCAGGAGAATGGTTAGCAATGAAGATTGCTAAGGGATTAGCATTAACTCCATTAGGAGATATTGATGATCCTATTATGGGTCCGAAAGATATAGAGCAAGGATTACCAGCAAGAAAATTAGTAAGGGATCCTGATGGTTTATTGGATCATATGGTACAGGGTACAAAACTTAATATGGATCCTGCTAAAGGAGAAGGTAAAGGAAATACAGTAACTAAGACTAAGATGGATGATGCGACAGCAAGAGACTATTTAAAACTTAAAAAGAAAAAGATGGAGGTGGGTAAGAATATTATTCTAGAGAAAGATCCTATTAAGAAGAAAGCATTGCAACAACAAGAAAATGAATTGAGTATGAAGATAAGAAAATTGGAAGGTGAATCGACAGACTCCTCAGGTAATGTTCTTGATTATACTAAGGGTGGAAGCACTTATGAGACTCAATTAACGAAGAAGGCTATAGAGGAGGAGAGCTACCATAAAGGTGGATGGGTTCCTGGAAAAGGTGAAAGGTTAGCAAAATTATTAGGTGGTGAGATTGTTATTGATGTTGACAGTGCAGGACCAGCAAAAGATATGTTACTTGCCATTAACCAAGCAAGTACTTATGAAGGTATAGTTGATGCTATTAAGAAATTTGCTCCTTATGAAGCATTGTCTCCAGAAACCATTACTGTTCCTAATCCTATAGGTCAGGTAGTTCAACAAGGAAGTAAAGGAAATCTAACATCAATATTTTTGAGTGTGGGGGAAGAGGATCCAAAGGATGCTTTTGAAATTTTATATAAAGGTGGTTAAATAGAGATGAGGAGATACAGTTAAATGGCAAGAACAATTGCAGGAGCAAAAGCAGCATTAGCCGCCTTTAAGGAAGGTCAAGGTGCTGGTGTTCTAAAATTTGATATTACAGGTAATGAATCAAAGAAGAAGGCAAGTATTATTAATGGTTTAGTTACTTTTTCTTATTATGAAAGTCTTTTGCAAGATTCTATTAGAGCATCAGTAACCTTTGTTGATAGTGGGGGTGCTGTTGATGGAAAAACTATTATGGCAGGATTACCAATATATGGATCAGAACTTACTTCAATAAAAATAGAAGATAATAATAATGAGACTTTAGAATTGAATATGTATGTAAATAAACCTGATGATCTGGTGGATGATACTACAAAATCTATAGCTGTTTTAAATTTTGCATCTAAAGAGTTTTTGATGAATGAAAAAGTAAGACTTAGTACTAGATTTGATGGTCTCATATCTGACCATGTGGAGGCTATTTTAACAAAACACCAAGGAGAAAATGGTGGAAAGGAGCAACAATATTTGAATACAGAGAAAGAGATTGATATAGAACCTACTCTTAATAAGAGAAATTTCTGTGGTAATAACTGGAAACCTTTTTATGCAATTAATTGGCTATGTAAACAGGGAGTTCCTTCAGCGGAAGGGAATCCAGAGGCAACTGGGGGTGGAAATACTAATAGTGCAGGATATATGTTTTGGGAAACTGCTGATGGATTTAATTTCAGATCTATTGATTCTTTAATGAATACTGAGACAAATAAACCCAAGAAAAAATATATTTACAATGAAACAACTGATATGGGTGGATGTGAGATTCCGGAGGGATATGATGCAAAAGCTTTAACTATGACTGTTGATAAAAGAACAGATGTTCAGCACAAATATAATATGGGAGCATATTCTACTCGTATGTGGACATTTAATCCTCTTAATTGTGAGGTTAACTTTGAATATCCTAATGCCTTTTCTTCTTCAATTGGATCTGAAGAATATTTAAAGATGGCGGGAAAAAATCTTCCATCTTTAAATGAGGAATTTGATACGGATGTAGATTTTAGTAGATCAAATTTTTTAGTATTAGATACTGGAACTTTACCTCTTGGACCAGGATCTGGTGAAAATAGTGAACAAATTAAAGAATCGAAAAAGGAAAATTCTAAACCTCGTGATACTTTAAGTCAGGGTATTATGAGAATGAATCAATTATTTTCTCTTAAAGTGTCGATCACTATACCTGGTGATTTTTCATTACGTGCTGGAGATGCAGTTTATTTTGATGCTCCTGGACTTACGATGGATCCTAAGGAACAGATTGAAGACCAACAAATAGGTGGTAATTATGTTATTGGAAGTTTGTGTCATTATATAGATGGTTCTAATACATTAACTAAGTTAGATTTAGTTAGGGATTCCTTTGGTAGAAAACCAAAACAAAGAAATAATTCTACTTCAAGTAGTTTTCAGAATAGGATATCTGCTAGAAGGTCTTCAAGTGCTGCTGCTAGAGCAAATACTAATAGAGTGGGTCAGAATATAAAGACTTCTTCGAATGCTTCTCCTACAAACTGGGCAGCCCGAAGAAGAGCTAGACATGGAAGATAAATATCAAAGTAAGGGACTAATTTTATGACTAAAGAAATCAAACACGATCTGGATCACGAAGTTTATATTGATCCTAAAGATGGTAAGGAGCATATTAATCATGGTATGCTTGAATATACTAAAGAAGATTTAGAATCTGCTCATGCATATTATGATGAGTATCATAAGGGTGAAGAAGTAGATCCTAGTGATGCAAAGATTAATGATTATCATACCAGACATCAGGATCAACATCTTGAAGTTTATTGTGATGATCATCCTGATGCATTTGAATGTAGAGTATACGACGAATAACTTATGTCAGGATTATTTAATTCGGGTGATAGTGGAATGCTGTGGTGGATTGGTCAGATAGCTGACGATTCCACTTGGCGTGATAATACAATGAAGGGAAAATTTAAAGAGGCCGAAACTATTCCTGGATGGGGAATGAGGTATAAGGTGAGGATCATGGGTATCCATGATCAGGGTAGTACTGATGCTGCCCCAATTCCCGAAGATCAGTTACCATGGGCAAATATTGTTTATCCTGTCACTGCTGGTGGTGGGCAAGGTGGTTCATACCAGACTCCAAACCTTCGTCAAGGTAATGTTGTCTTTGGGTTCTGGATGGATGGTAAGGACATGCAAACTCCTATTATCATGGGAGTACTGGGTAACAATGCTCAGACTGCATTGGGAACAGATATTGGAAAGGCTGAAAAAAGTGGTGTTACTAATACATCAAGTGGAAGTATAGCAAAAAGTGGATTTCCAAATAAGCAAGAAGTAGAGAAAAAAGGAACATCAAAGGCAAAGATTCCTCAGTCTAGTTTAATAACAGGTAAACCAACAACACCAGATATAGCAAAAGAATCTGCTCCCGCAGCACCTGGAACTGTACTTGATAACTTGGGATTGGATCCATCTCGTGGAAAAACTCCATCTATACTGAATGATATTGCAAGTGGAAGGGCACAAGCTCAGGCTGCTGGATTAACAGGAGCAGATTCTATTGATAAGATTAAGAGTGTAGTTCAAGGTGGAATTAGAAATCGTGCTGGTGCGGCACAATCACCAGCTTCTCCTCCTCAACCTGGACCTACTCAAGAACACCCAGATAATCCTCATCATTTGAGTGCTGCTGATGTAGTTTTAGAAACAAAGCTTCAGGAAAAAATTGTTGCTCCATTAAAGCAGGAAGATCCTGTAGGATCTGCAACTAAAGCAATACAAACAGAGATTGATAATCTAACAGCAAAGGTTGATAAGTTATTGGGTTCTAGAAAGAATTATATTGATGCTGTATCAGGACCTCCTACTGAAGATGATATACAGAAAGCAGTTAGGGATACTGCATGTAAGGTGGCGAAATTTCAGAAGGTTATCATGGATAAGGTTCAGGAATATCAAAATAAAAAAATGAATCAGGCATTGACTACGGTGGTAGCAGCAATGCCTTCTTCTATGAGAGCTATGTTTGGGGATCAAAAATTCCTTAATACTCAAAATAATCTTGAAAAATATAATGAGATCACAAATTCTATGTGTGATCAGATGGAAGGTATTTTGTCAGCGAAGTTAGATGTTCCTAGTTTAATACAGAGAGCAGATGCAGTAGCTCTTAGTGGTGCTTTGTGGGCTGATCCTAATTCGCAAGCAGCTGTTTCAGGACTATTAGATTTAAGCATTGGTGGATCCCAAGGTGCAGGAAGTGGTGTTGGTGGAGGAGGTAGTGATGTTATATCAGTAGATAATCCTGCTGTTAGTAGTGTTGCTGACGTGAGGACTCCACGAGTTCCTATATGTTATGCTGAGGATGTTGTTGCTCAAGGAATAGCGGTAAATAAGGATAAACTTGCTAAGATTGCCAATGATCAACATAAAAATTATAATCGTTTTTTAAAAGATGTTAAAAGTCAGTTAGAAAAAACTGATAAAGAATTGGGTGCAAATGCATATGATATGAGTGAGAATGGGAAAGTTCTTAATATAAGTGATGAAGAGGCTAATGATTTACCTATCGGTGGTACAAATTATTATACAGAGACTGGAGTTCCTACTACTGGTGGTAGTGGAACAGGACTTATGGTTGATATTGTAGTTCCTGATGGTGGTTGGTATGATAATGGTTTTGCTACTCTAAATGAAGGAGGTGCTGGATATTATGTTGATACTCCTAATGGAGGTGGAGTATCGGGCACAGGGACTACAACAGGTATAAGTGCTACTGGTGGTTCTGGATCTGGAATTAAGTTAAATTACACTATATCTTCTGGTGTTATTACTGGTATTACAACTAATACTGGAGGAGCAAATTATAAGAATGGTGATGTTCTTACTATTTCTCAGGGTTCTCAAGCTGCTATAAATCCAACTACTTATGCTACATTTACTGTTGACAAAGTAAGAGGTGTAGTTAATAGAATTAAGAATGGTGGTATAAAGATTAATAAGCCTGGTATTGGTTATAAAATGGGTGATGTGTTAATTGTTAATCAGCAAGGAAGTGGAATGAATTGTGGTACAATAGTCATTCAAGTAATGGATCCAGGAGAAAAGAAAGCTACTGCAGGTCCTGTTACACCAGGGGATCTTGCAGGTTCTCTTGGTAAATGGATTCCACCAAGACCACCTTCTAAACCTGCGGTAAATGCAGGACAGAATTTGGGTGATATGCTTCAGATGTTAGGTGGAATGTCTGGTAGTATGACTCAGGCATTAGACTTTAAGAATATTATGGGAAATATCTTCCCCTTTGAGACACCACCTAATATGGCTGTTTCAGATTTCTATACTTTAGCAAGGGGTGGTGCTGGTCAACCTGAAACTGAAACACCTACTGCGGATGTTATTGATAAAGCAATTCCTGCAGTGACCGATGTTGCAGCTGCTATACCGTCAATTCCTTTTGCTGGACCTGGCCCTGACAAAGGTGATATTCAGTTATTGGCGGATAAGGTTTCATCTGTTAGTGATACAGGACAAGCAGCAATAGCTGCTCAAGATGATGTTCTTGACCTCTATTAATAAATATACCTATGGCAGATTCTACATTTAATTTATTTGGACCTCTTACGAAGGACGACGTCAGGGTAGGATATATTTCTACCGATAGAGGGTATATTAATGGTGTGAGTATTTGTCAAGCTAATGTTCATGCAAAAAAGAATCCAGGTGAGACTTTCATTTATAAACCTCAGAGAAATATAGTTCAATTTTTAACTATTAATGAAGTTAATAGAATAGGTGAGGATCCAAGTGATGCGGGAAGGGATAGAAGTTGTCCTGATGGTCTTCAAATGGATGGAGTACCTTCACCTTTGAGGGCAGTTTTTATGGGTGGAGGTGGAGTAGGTGTTGTAGGAAATCCAGTTGTTAGTGATAATGGTCAAGTGATGGCTGTTCATTTAATTGATGGTGGATTTGGGTATAAGTATCCTCCACTTGTTCAAATAAGGGATGATACTGGTATTGGTGCGGGTGCTGTTATTTCTGTGGGAGTTGGTACGGTTGCCGACAAATTTGAATATTATACAGATAAAGAAGATTTTGAAGAATATAATCTTTGTACTGATGTTTTTACTGATCCATCAAAGAGTGATGGTGGAAAGGATTCAAAAGATTCAACGAGAAGATCTGCATATGGTAGAAGATGGAGTCCATCTGGAAAGGATTTAGGTCCGTGGGTACCTCAAAATTATACTGATGATACGGAGGAACCTTTTGAGGATGTAATAGATGAGTATATTAAGCAACTCAATGAATCAGGCAAAGATTGGTGGACTACAAGAAAAGAACCACCTTTAAAAGTAACTGCGGAGGGAGTTACTACGAAGAGTTTTTATAAAGTACAACATTGGACATGGGGACCAGGCAGTGCTACACCTTTTAGTGAGGTTCCTTTTGAGATACATTGGCATTCTCCTCATAGAAAGAAAGCTCTTGGGTTTGAGTTTGTGGCTAGAGATAAATCTCATTCTTTTAGGATAGTAGATACCAGTAAGAAGGATGATGGTAGTAGAACAGATGTTTATCAGGTTAGAGAGAATGTAACTTATGATATAAAGGTAATTGGTAAAAGGCCAGGGCCAGATTTTAAGAGTAAGCAGAGTGATAAGATTAACGAATTAGCAGAGATGGGACTCCTTAAAAAACTTGGAGCAGGAAGATTACAAAAGGATTGGAAACAGTTAGATGCTAATGAGATAGGTGAGGGAGATAAAATTTTTGCTGATTTTTTAGATACTTTAGACGACGATGATGATATTCAAGTGCAAGCACATCGGGGAAGATTTAAGGCGACTAAACCGAGAAAAACTGCAGGACTTAGAAAGGATAGAACGACTTATAACTTAACTTATAGATTAGAAACTGGGAGACAGGAGTTGGCACCTAGTTTTATGAATACGTATGCCATATCTCCTAAACCACCATCAAATGTAAAGGGATCAGATTTTGCAGGACGATGGTTTACTTTTGAGTGGGATATTGATTTTCCTTATGATGGAGATTATATTATACAGACAGCAAGGGATTGGAGCTCAAGAATTTATCTTGATAGTGAATCTTATACAGATAAACTTGTAACCAATACTGGGACTAATCCAGGAGGTGATAAGAGGACCACTAAGACGGGGCATCGAAATAAGGTAAGCATTAAAAAAGGTCTTAAGAGGTTGCGATTAGATCTTTATAATCAACCTGAGATGGGGTTAACCTATGACCAGCAACCACCTTCACCTTCTAAAAGTCAGATAGTTTTTAATATTTCAACTGGATCCATGTTTGCTAATGGAGTTAGAATAGAAGGACTTGATATTAATGAATCAAAACCCTTTACTCCTGTAAGTATGGGACAAAAGGGTCAATTAAGGGTAACTCATACACGACAAATTGAGTATGGAAAGAAATATAAGGTAGTCTTTACAAGTAAAGGTAAAGGAGGAGTACAGGGTGATATTAAATATAATAATTTACACCCTAGAAATAATCCTATAAGAGTTGTGAGGGGTGGAAGGAGAATTGAATTAGTAGATGGTAGTGGTAGTGATACTAATTTTGCACTTGATATTGATTCTGGGAGAGGAAAGTTTTCTAATGATGGAAAACAATTGCAAGGAAGTGGAAATATTAGATTAACTGCTTCGTGGAAAGATAAAACTAATGTTGCAGGTGTAGCAGTAGATAGTGTTCAAATTGCTGGAAAAACTTGGAGGAGAAGCCGGACTAGAGGAAGTCAAACTCATACTATTAATGTGAGTAGTGCTAGGCCAAACATAAAATTGAGAACACAAGGTCCTAATGTTATTCAGATGGAGGATTTCACTGATAATGATTGGACTGATGTAATTGTAACTGCTAGTGGTGGTCAATTTACTGATCTAAAAGGAAATGTTGCATATTTTAGTGTTCCTTATCCTCCTAAAAAGGTAGGAAGATCCGAATCTGGTACTCTAACAGTAGCAGAAGTTTTTAATACTATTGATTATATTAATAAGGCAAATCGAAAATTATGGAGAACGAATGTTTATGAGAGAGGTGGATTTCTAAATGACTATGGTATTTGTCCTTTCGATACAAATATACAGTTAAAAGATAATCCTTATGCAGGAGAACATCAAATTGTATGGCCTAATGTTAATTTCCCTATTGATGGAAATTATGATATTGAAGTAGCAGTAGATGATAATGTAAAGATACAGATTGGGGATCAGGTTAAGATTGATAAAAAGGGATTTATTGGTGATACAGATGTAAGCACGGGAACATTAAAATTAACACGATTTATTAAACAGGGAACTTATAATATTACTGCAGATTTATATCAAAAGCCTGGTGGTGCATATTCTTTTAGAGATATTACTACTGGTAAGGAAGTTGAGAGAATTGATCCTGTTACTGGTCTGGTAAGGAAGTTCATAGAGAAAGTTCAGAAAACTGAGGTTACTTTTAATATAACTACTTCTGCACTTTTTCCAAGTGGAATAAGTATTCCTGGACTTTTCTCTATAGGAAAACTGCTTGGTAACACCCAAAGAAAACAAACAATTATTAAGCAAGTAGAATCTGATAAGGAATATGATATTATATTACCTACTCGTACATTTGTACCTACTGGTGTAAGAATAAAGATTGAAGATAAGGGTACCAAATTAAAGATGGAAGAATGGGTTAATAATGTTTGGGAAGATCTTAAAGTCACTGTAAGTGGTGGAGAATTTTATAATATACAAGGAAATAGGTGTAAGTTTAGAGTAAATAGGAGTCTTAAGGGTATTAACCCAATGGCTCTTGCTATTAATATTGAGTCTACTTTTACTGCGAAAAAAGAGATAGTTCCAAAATCTTGGAATGAAAATCCTATGGGTGTGGCATTAACTATTGAGGCACCTCCACCACCAATTCCTCAAGAACCTGTTCCTAAAGCAGAAGGTAGATGTCCTAATAATCCTTATTGGACAACTAGGTTCCCTGGTGCTAAAGAGAGATGGTATCCGGTTCGGTATGATGGATGGGGTAAATTGTTGAATGATTATGGTATTTCGCCACTTCCACCTTATGATGAGGATAGGCAACCTCTAGTTGATGTACCATTTGAGGTATACTGGAATTCTCCTCATAGAGATCATGGGTTGGGATATAGATTTAGGTCTCAAGATGGATCTCATTCTTTTACTATATTGGATAGTAGTAGTGTAATGGAGGGTCAACGAACTGAAACTCATAAAGTTAAATTAAATACTACTTATAACGTAAAAGCAATTGGAACGAGAGCACATGCTCAGGGAAGTAAGATATCTAAAAATGGTCCTCTTGGAAAAGCAGGTACGGGAAGTTTTGATAATTCCAAAGTTATTGAACTGGCAGAACAAGGTCTTCTTAGACAGATGGGTGCAGGTGCATCTGTACAAGAATGGAAGACTGATAGGTTAGATGCTAATAGGAGTGGTACAGGGGATAAAATCTTTGCTGATTTTCTTGATACTTTGGATGATGCAGATGATCTTCAGATACAAGCCGGAGCAGGACAATTTACTGCATCTAATGCGAGAACAGTCGATTCTTTGAGAGGAACTAGAACAACTTATGATTTAACTTATAGAGTAAATAGGGTTCCTCCTAATGATGCTGGTAATTTTACAAATAGTTGGACCAAAAGTTTTGATTTTGGTGGATGGTTTAAAGTGCAAATGGAAGCAGATGATATTGGTGAGTTGTGGATTGATGATGAGAAAGTAATAGATTTGGATAGAAGAAGAAAGAAAACTTTTGATGAAAAGTTAATTTGGATTGATGGACCTACTTCTGATGAGGAATTTAGGAAAAAGGGTCCTACTAACCATGATATAAAGGTAGTTGTTGAGAACTTTAAGTCTCAAATTATGAAAACTGTTAATGCAAAAGTTTTCAATACTATGGACTGGATTGGTGGTGGTACTGTTAAACCACAAAAGAAAGTAGTTAGGTTTAGAATTACATCTGGTTCAATGTTTGCTAATAGTATAAGTATTCCTGAATTAGGTATTCATGAATCAAAACCCTTTACACCACCTACGCAAGGACAAAGAGGTCAAATTAATGTAACCCGTGAGAAAGAAGTGGAGGTTAATAAAGTTTATGATGTAGAGTTTTCTAGTAATAACAAGGGAAGTCAGAAGAATTGGGGACTTAAGTATGTGGGATTGAATTCATTAAATAATGTTATTAAGGTTCGAAGAAATAATAAAAGAATTGAATTAAAAGATGGTAGGGGTAATGATACTAATGCATCATTGACTATTGATAGTGGAAATGTGAAATTTACCGATGATGGTAAGGGATTAGTAGTAAAAGGAAATGAAGCTACGTTTACTTTTGATTGGAATGATAATCCAAATGTAGCTGGAAGAGCAGTACAATCAATTCAGATTGGTGGTAAAACATGGAGAATAACAAGAGCTAGAAGAGGTAGTATAACAAAAACCGTTCAGTTTTCTACTCAAGCTTCTCCTGATAATACATCTAATATAAGATTACGAAATAGGGGTGAGTCGGTTGTTCAGATGGAAGATCATACAGATAATGATTGGACTGATATTCAATGTGCTGCTACTGAAGGAAGATTTTTTGATTTTAATGGAAATAGATGTAAATATGTTGTTGGATCTGCTACTAAAAGTGCTGGTGGAATTGCGGGTGGTACAACAAAAGATGGTGTGACTTATGAGGGTCCACATTTATTCCATTATACCGATAGTCGATGGGGTAGAGTTATGAATAAGGAGGGTGTTTCTCCTATTGCATCTCCTGGTCAAAGTTTGTCTGATCCTAATGAAAATATTCTTGGTTGGAAGATTCTAACATGGAAAAATGTGAATTTTCCTCAAACAGGAAGGTATGAAATAGTTATGGCAGCAGATAATAACGCAAAGCTGTTTATTGATGGTAAACAGATGGATTTTGTGCAAGATAATTATAGAAAAAATGATTATGATACAACATCAATAGAAGAAATAGGGAAGGGTAATCATGATATTAGAGTTGAATTATTCAATGCCAATCATAGATATAGAAATAACTCTAGTAAAAACGATAGAAAGTTTTTATCTAATCCAACGGGTGTTGCTTTAAAGATTACTACAAGGATGACTGTTGGAACAGGTACTTATAAGTCTTGGAAGGAAAATCCATTGGGTGTTTCTGCAAAACTTATTCCACCACCTTGCCCTAAGCCTATTAAAGGTAAGGGTACGGTTGTAGATCCTGTTGTATTAGATCCTGGGAATGGATATCCAAGACCTAAGGGGCCTGGATATCCTGTTCTTTTAAAAATGAAGCCACCTATTATTAAAGATGGTGGAATCAATTATGATTGTTCGAAGGATACTATAAGATTGGAACCTTCTAATGGTGTAAAACTTTCATTGTGTCAATGTGGTCCTTTTGGTAGAGTTGAGAAGGTTTGTATAGAAGGTGAGGGAGGACCTGATGATGGAACTGGATACTTTACTGAACCACCTGAAGTTATAATTGATTCTCCTACTGGTGTTAATTTAGATATAGCATTACAATTTGAGGTTGTAGTAGCTCCTCCGGATATTCCTGATATAATTCAGGTAACTGATTTGGTTGGACTTAAGAGGACTGGTTATTATAAAGGTAAGCCTTATTATGGTGCTGTTTTCTATGAAAATGGTATTAAATACTCCGGATGGTATAAAACAGCTGGTGAAATGGTACAAGTTTATGATACAATGCAAGAGAGCATCGATGCTACAGTAACTACTCCTCCATCTGCAATTCTCAGACAGGGTAGTGATGTTACAAGTAATGATCCCAATCTTAATATTCCAGGAACTCCTGAGAATCTAACATAAGGTAATTAAAATGGCACCACAACAAATAGATGCTCCTGGAGCAGTCTCTCAGAATACTAGTAATAATAGAACAGAAAAAGGTTCTAAGCAAAATTATACTGAGGTTGCTTGGGCTAATGATAAAGGAGCAGTAAGATTAGGTCATATTCATAAACAAGGGGATGTAACTTCTGGAGTGATGTTGAATACTCCTATTGGTGATCATCAATTATGTTTGGACATTGATGGACCAAGAGAAGGATGGACTACTTCTACTAGTCCGGGAAATTTTTCAGTTGAATGTGGGGAAAACAATGAAGAAGCAGAAGATAGCTTGTCATTAACTGCTAAAAATGGTAATATATTGATTACTGCTGCTAATGGAAAGATTAGATTACAGGGAACTGATATTGAACTTGTTGCAGTAGGTGCAGGTGATGATAAGGGTAATATTAAGTTGGAAGCAACTGAAAGTATTAATACTACTTCTAAAAAGTTAATGATGTCTGCCAAAGCATTTTATAGGATTGCTACTCCAGGTATTGGTGAAGTTGTGGCAAATGCGGTTTTGCAGATTTATGGATCTGTTTTTCGAGGAGTATCTGATGGATGTGTATTTAAAGATTCTAAAGTGGGTGGACAAAAATATGTTATTCTACAAACTGCCCTGGCAGCTGCTACAATAGCAAATCCAGATCCCGAACCACAATAAGAGGAAAAGTTAAATGCAATTTGATGACGTAAACATTGGCGGACAACTTAAAGTAGGAACAGGAGTTTGTGCTGCTATTAAAGAGGGTAATGAAAAGATCAATGGATCTTGTTTAATGGAGGGTCCTGTAGTTCTTGGAAGTCCTACATCATTTGGTGCACAAGAAGCTACATTAATGGTTGGACCTACTACAAATGAGGATCCAGATTCGGAGATGCCAGAATGTAGCATAGGTGTTTCTGGTAACCTTCCTACAGGGGTAAAAGTAAGAGGGAATGTTTATATTGAAGGAGATTTATATACAACTGGATCTGTTGATTGTATTTCTGTTGGAAGATTGGAAGCAAGACATGCTGTAGCAGATGGTCTTCCTAAGAAATTTGACATACCTCATCCTTCTAAAGATGGAATGCGTCTTGCTCATGCATGTATAGAAGGTCCTGAAGTTGGTGTTTATCATAGAGGAATGTTGAAGAATGAGAAAGAAATATTCTTACCTTCTTATTGGAAAGATTTAGTGCACGAGAGTAGTATTACTGTTCAACTTCAACCTATTGGGGCACATCAAGATATTATTGTAAAGAGATGGGATAATGAAAAGGTATATCTTCAGTCTAAGGGAGGAATGCCCATTCATTGTTTTTATCATATCTTTGCAGAGAGAAAGGATATTAATCCATTAGTAGCAGAATATGAGGGTGAAACATGGGAGGATTATCCAGATCCTAAGGCAGATGATCCCAAATATGCTGGACAGAACACAATAACAGGTTGACACCTTTCTAGAAATGGTATATAGTATCTTTGTTGGATCGACGGGTTCAACACGGGAGTGACTGAATAAACTTGCTGGCATAAGGCTAGTTAAGGTGATGGGACACAGGTGGTGCTGCTGGAGAGAGTCTCCAGAATCGACTTACCAGTCGGGTCTCAGATAGTACAGTAAAAATCTACTCAATGTAGCAATGCCCTGTACTTGTTGGTAAACATGAATCCAACCTCCCACCCTAATATTTGGAGAGAATGAATGGAAGATGACGAGTTTTTGACCAAATGTGTGGTTGATCCAGAAAAGAGAACTTTTTATCTTTATTCTAGTGAAGGTGATACGAAGCAGGTGGATTGTGATAATGTGGAAGAATTTATGAATGTGTTAGATGTAGTTCGTAAATTGTGTCCACAAGAAAGATTAGCATATACTGACCCTCTTTAATCAATTTCCGTAATAAATAAATTATGGATATTAAACTCTGGTACTCAAAAGATTTAAAGAGATGGCGTTGGTCATTGATTGATCCTGTGACGCGAAGACAAGAATCGGGTCAACAATTTGATTTGAGAGAAGCGATGAATGATGTTGCCAACACAGTAGAGTATTTAATAGAGAAAGGTTATGATGGAGAAATTGAAGACAATGGACGAAGAGTTGTTGGAAGCGGAACGGTGGATTGATGATGATTATGAAATGATTAGTCAATTTTATACTGCAAAGAGGATGCATCCAAATATTCCTTTTTATCTGCAGGATGAAAATGGAGAGACATTTGTATTTGGGTGGGATTTAATATTTCA